TGAACTTCGGATTCGAACTGCTTAATAAAGGCGGTATCAATTGTATTAGCCATTATATAAGTCCTATTAAAAAAGTTTCACCAATGAGCAGTTATCCGTTTTTTCGCCTCAACTGGTTATCCTGTGTGGGCCATCAGCTAGTTTCGGGCTTCTCAGTTCCAGATATAACATGATAAAACTTTTTTTGACAATATATAAAATTACACATTTCATGCCCATTTGTAATATGCGGCTCCATAGAAAATACACAGCCAAGCGTTGTTAGCCACTGAAGCGTGGTTTCATTGGATAAAGGGACATCATTTGTAACGAAATCATATAATTTAGAATAATATTCTATAAGATATTTAGTTGTTTTATAGAAGCTAATCTTGTTCTTTTTTATCTCATCAGAGCCTAATAGCCATGCAATACCAGCATCGGCCCAATCAATAGACCCCTCTGATACTGGCGCATGACCTGTTATAGCGATAGGTATGCCATTAACTATAAGAGTAAAGTTTTCACCTGATTGATCGGCTACAGCCTCATGCAATGCGCGCCAAGGTGTGTAGCCTTGTATTCTACACTCATGCTCATCTGACTTGCGTAACTTATCAAATAAATAATTAGCATGCTCTAGCCTGGCACGTTCAATAACTATTGAACCAATTTTACTTGGTATTGCCATATATGCGGTTATACCCCTCTTGAACCTGTTTTACATAGTTCGGGTCACGCTTTCCTGCTTTCCAATATCTTTCATCACGCATCATTTCTTCAAGCTCAGTTTGAGAAACAGCAGATGGTGTAGATGCTTGGTCAGTCATTTGGGTAGTGCTTAAAGATTGCATCATAAGCTCTAAGGCCATAATACCTTCGGCGGTTTCACCGAGGCGCATAATTGATTGCTCATACTCTGGTGGAAAAAACTTCTGTGACCAAAGACTTACCGCTTCAATACGAGCGTTAGCATTGTCGCCAAGCTTTGCAGTTTCAGCAGGTATGTCTGGCTGTGTACCGCCTATTGCTTGCTGCCAAACTTCAAGACCTGATGCAAACTCTTCTTGGTTAAAACCATTTTCATAGCAGTGGTTGGACCACCAATCTAAAAGTTCATTGTCTACAACAAAGTCATCAGGTATCTCTTCTGGCATTTGATATTCGCCAGCACTTGCAGGACGCTCAGCATATGCTTGCTCCTCAAGTTCTTTAATTATATTTTCTCGTAACTCTGTTTCACCCTTACCAAGTTTAGCTTCAAGAGAACTGTATGACTCTGCCAACGCTTCTGGTGACTCAAACTTTTCTGGTAGCCACTGTGGACGTTCTACAGATTCTGCTTGTACTTCTGTTGGTGTTTCGACAGCCTCACTTGAGACTACATCACTCACTGTTGTTGGTGCTTCCGCTTCCGACATCTTTTGCTTTCTCCGATTGTTTCATGCGCCGTTCAATTAGGCCAACAAGGTAGCGTTGCCCCTCTATATGACGCAATTCTTCTGAACTAATATTGGGGCCTGATACAGCCTCAATGGTTATTGAACGTAAATATTGTAAGACAGCTTCGCCAGTAGGCGACTTAAACAGACTTTCTATGTTTCTTGATATAATTAAGTCGTCTGTTTTTGTGCGTGTAAAGCCATCAAGAGAGAGGTGTCGTGCCATCTATTGCTGCTTGCCCTTCTGGTGATTGCTGTAGCATTTGCGCCATCTCAATTACAGCTTGACGCTCTGCCATATCCCTTACCAAATGATCGGGTACACCAAACTTTTTAGCTAAATACAATGCTGTTTCTTCCGAAGACACAAGCAAGTTCATTAACTGAGGCCCGAACATTCCATTCACCATTTCTAAGAAACGGCTTACTGCCATTATATCCTGATTTGCCTGTGCTTGTGCAAGAGGAGAAATGCTTTTTATTTTTACTTCCCTACCATTGACAGTAGGCAACTCAATACGCCCCTGCTTGCGTAAAATGTAAACCACACGCTGTAAAATGGGTTGCACCATCTCAGCTTGCAATCTTCCAAAGGCTGCACCAATACGTCTACTAAGGTCAGCCATACGCTCGGCAACTTCTGTTGCAGATGCTGGTGTGCGGTTTGGGTCGCCTAGCATATCATTATACAGCGCACGTTTAATATTATTACGCATATCATTTAAGATTAAATTAGCTACATTAAAGTCACCAGCAGCACGAATTGGTTGTAGGCCGCCACTGCCGGGGGCTTTAGGGATGACAGTGCCAGGCATAAGATTGATTGTGTCTACATTAATAATACCATCATCATCCATTTGATAGATACCAGATACAGCCATCTGTGCGTTTTCAAGTATTAACTCAATGGTAAGATTGGTTGTTTTTATTGCACTCAATGCATTTACCAATGGGCCGCGCCCATATGTTTCACCTGAAGCTTTTGACCACCGAAAACATACAAATGGATTAGAGCCTACGCCTTCGTAGTTTTCCATGAAAAGCATCTTTTGTCGGTCAATATCAATAACAAAGAAACCATACTTTTCTTCGTTTGGCTTTTCATACAACCTGCAAACAATCTCAATAATCTTAGTCTTTACATCTGGGTTGTTCTTCATCATTGACTCCATTTCTGGAGGCAACTCAGCCCTGGGATAAACTATCTGTATATCAGAACAACGTATCTCACGCTCCCGATAGACATGATCAATTCTGTCATCGGGGCCACTTTCAAGCACAAGCTGCGGTAGTGGTATAGCATTAAAGCGTATAGGGTTGATTGCATCACCCTCTTCAACAATCAAACATGCAGTGCCAACAGCAAGGTCTAAGAATGACTCATGCACTTCTTGGCTAAAGTTTGAGTTCTGAAGTATTTCAAAGATATACTCAGTTACTTTATCGAGTTCGTTGTTAACTTCGTCAGCATCTTCTTCAGCCATTTCTGACCCTGCGATAAAATCTGCCCAACGTGCAAAGTTAGGGACAAGCCCAGCCTGTAGACGCGATGCAAACTCTTGGACACCAACGACTGCAGTTTCGTCAAATATTTTGTCATCTCTTCTCTGTCCCTTTGTTTCATAATGAAACCCTGCTCTTTGCGGCAGGGCATAATCATAACACTCTTCATACAACTCTTCGAACTGAAGTCTTTCAGCTTTGGCTTTACGATACTTCTCAAGATAATATTTTGCAGAATCTTTATGCATAGTAAGGTCTTCTTGCTGCAGGTCTTAATAAACTTCTGCGCTGTCCTGAAAATGTTCTAAGTTGATTTCTACGAGCTTGGCGTTCTTGTTCACGCTGACGAAACCTTGCCTCTTCTTTTAATCTAGCTTCTTCTTTTTGTTCTGGTGTTGCATCTTCTGGCACTTGTATAGTTTCTATTGGCGACTCTTCTGGTTGAGGCAAGTCCTCAAAAATTGGAGTTTTTGAACCTACAGCCGCCTCTATTCCAATACGCTTTTTTTCGACTTTTTCTTTTTTGGTTTCAGGTGGCGGCTTATAAAGGGTAGGTACAGTAATATATCCAAATGCACTATCAGCTACTGTAGGCAAAGTATAAAACTGATCTCCTTGTTTTATAAGTTGATTGCCTTTTGAATCTTTATAATTACCTGGCGAAGTTTCACTTACACCTCTTGGCATTACTAGCGATTTAGGTTTTGTTGTTTTTTTAGGTTGTGTAGTGCTCGACTGTATCATGCTTGTTGGCATGCCACCATATAAACTACCTATGCCCATTGCAAAACTAACCATCGGTTGGTTGCCTCACTGCTGCTGGCAAAAAGCCTTCTCCACTACTGCCACTCATAATTAATGAACGACGACCTATGCCTTTGCGTTTACGTGCAACAGTTTGTTGCAAACGCTCTTCTTTCAATTTTGCTTTTTCTGCAGCAGCTTCTTGAGCCATTATCTTAGCTTGCTTTGCCTGTTCATTAAGCTGACGAATAATAGCATCATTAGCTGGGTCAGCCTTTGGTGCTTTGGGGCGTAAACCTAATAATTTACCTACAGCTTTAAGACACATAATATACTCCTAAATTCCTTATAGCCTTGCCCACAGTCCTTGTCTACGCTTTCCTTTTGGTTTTCTTGTGAACACATCATAGTCACTACGAGCATTAAATACCTTTGCCTGTCGTGAATTACCCAGAACTTCGCGTCCCTCACCTGCTCCAAGCATCAAATATTGCAGTGCATCATGTATATGAGAAAATCTATTTTTATCTGGTTTGTCATCATAACGCTCACCAGATACCTGAATACGGCGATACTGATAACCGCCTTCAAAGCCTTTGATAGTTTCCTTACACCTTTGATCAATCATAAAACCAGGATGCCCATCAACCATTCTATTAAGTGGCGCGGCAACAGCTTCAATACGCAGACTTACATCATTACTTGGTGCAGGACGAGCCATTAAACCCGCCCCGCGTAAAACCTGAAATGGAGTAGACTCATCAGTCTGCGCTCTAAAATCACCACTAGGGTCGCCATATATATTTACCTCGCAAGCACCATAGCGTGTTGCTATCTCCTGCCTCAGTATCTCAGAGAAACGAACTATACCCATATCAAAGGCAACTATCTCTTGCAGGATAAGCCATCTACCGCGCACCTTCTGTCCAAAGATAGCTGCTGGTGTAAGCCCAAAGTCTAGCCCACAGAATACTGGCATACCTGCTGCAACAGGTATCTCTTCTTGTGCAACATGAGTATCTCTTACAAACATATTATAGATTGGCTTACCATCTTGGATTGCACCAAGCCTATTCATTACATAGACATCAATCCAGCTTTTGCTCTTACCATTAATTAAATTCTTATAGTATGTATCAAGCATATTCTTAGAGTTCTCAGCATCCTTATTAGGCAGATACTGATCTACATTGCCATCTTCATCGCGCTTCTCAGCCATGCCAGGCGGCTGTGTAAAGAAGAGCCAGTTGTCTGGCTTGACAAGCATCTTAGCTTCTTCAGAATTAATATAATCTGGTACTGGTGCTTCACCTGACATGATAGACCACCAATGGTCTTCTTCTGGTGCGTTAGTATCCGCAATCACACCTGACCAACTTGGGCCACCTTCACGCATACTGGGATACCTGCCGACACGCATCGTACATGCATCAATGATAGACTTGGGCAACTCTCTTGCCTCGTTAATCCATATGCCTGTCAACTCAAGTGACAATAGCTTCTTCACATCCTCTGGTCGATCAAGAGCTAAGAAGATAACCTCTAAGTCTAAATCACCTTTCTTAATATGATGGGTATATGGAACAGACCATGTAAACTTGCCCCAGTCATTTTCTGGAAACCAATCTAACCATGTCTTGATAGTAGTTGTTCTAAGCTGTGGATTGGTATTACGGATGATAGCCCATCTACTCTGGCGTATCCCATCCTTGTTCTGCTCCTGCATACATGCCCTGCGAAACACCTCAACAGAACAGCCAACAGACTTGCCGCTACCAACAGGGCCGCGAATACCACGAAAGAAGGAGTTATCCTTCATAAAGTCTTTCAGTACCTGTCCATCAGGTTTGTATTTAAAGTTCGTCAACTTTGTGATCTACCCCAAATTTAAGCATACGCTCCACAACGTCAGGGCCGATAACTGCAATCATTTTGTCAGCTTCTCTATCAGTCTGAAACTCTTTGGGGTGATATGCAAGATGCACCTTCTTAACAATCGTCCTGAGTATTCTACGCTCTTGATCGTTTAAGGTGTGTAAGAATCCATTGCTAGATGTAATCTGGTTCATGCTCTGTAGCTTCTTGTCTTCCTGGCAATGGCACGAGGTTGTTTAGAGAACTGCTTGCCAGCCTTTTTGTCTTTGCGTTTTTTTCTTGTTGTTGCTGCATACTCGGCTGCAGATAGTCCTTTAATAGCAGCACTAGGTAAGTATCTTTCACCAGTCTTAGCAGAGGGCTTGCCACTCTTGGTGCGCCACCCTTGCTTAGTCCATTTAACTAAAGACTCTTGAGACTTTTTTCGTGCCATTAGTTTCTATACCCACCGCCAGCTTTCTTGTAAGCACGAGCAAGCATCTGTGCTTTACGAGCAGACCATTGACCAGGATTACCACCCTTGCCACCAGCTTTTATGCGATTAAACAAGTTCTTTCGCATTGTAGGCTTGGTGTAATTACCAGCTTCGTTAACTCTTGACTTAGCCATTACTTTTTCTTTGAGGCTAAGATACGCTTTTGAAGTGAACGTGGTAGTGTCTTTTGCTTACCACTAAGAAGAGATTTTTTCTTCTTCTTAGCTGGTCTGCCAACTTGACTTCCATATGTTCCTTTTCCCATAGGCATCATGTGTCTCCTTCAGGTCTGTTTTCTTCCTGCTGTTCCGCTATCTTACGAAGCTCTTCTATCTGCTCCTTTGATAACGCATCTTTTAATTCTGCTTTATCCATCTCTTCTATCATAGCCTCCAAAATTAAATACCTCACTTTTATTTCAAAAACCCTTTCTACGCTTTCTTCTTTGCTTTGTTTCTGCGTGAAATAGCGGCGGCTTTCTTTCTCGCGTCTGCTTTCGAAGATGCGCCCCACGCTCTTAATGACAGTAGTAATCTTGTTGGTCTCCCTTTTGAATCGCGCTCTGGCCCACGCATCCCTGCCATCCTAGCAAGAAAGGATGCGCGCCTAGGGTTGTCACCAGACTTAACTGGTGGCTTGAGCGTCCCCTTCTTGTACGATGCCCGACCCGCCGCGTTCAATCCCCCCTTC